TGGCACTGAGCGTTGCTGGCGTAACTGTTGCGATATAACCGGACGTCCCACCTGCGCGACCTTGCATTCGCACGGCATCTTGAGTAGACGCAGCTCTCGCTGTTGCTGTAGTAAATACGCCTGTTGTCGGCGTTGTTGCCCCAACCGTTCCGTTGAGCGGACCCGACAATGCCGTCGCGGTCAATGTCGTACCGTCAAACGTTAAATTGTCGGAGCCAGCAAAAGTTCCAGCGTTGTTGTATTGAACAGTTGATGGGTTGCCGCCGGGGCTTCCACTACCAGCAGATGGAGTTGCCCAAGTGCCATCACCCCGCCAAAACGTGGTGCTAGACGCAGAACTTCCGCTGTTAAGATTAGTGACGGGCAAATTGCCAGTCACCTGTGAGGCAAGATTAACGTTAGACAGCGTGCCACCAAGCGTTAAATTGCCGGTAGTGGTGACCGTCCCGGTGAGCGTAAGACCGTTTACCGTGCCAGTTCCACCAACACTGGTAACCGTGCCAGCGCCAGCGCCGCCATAAACAGGGACGTTGAGCGTAGTACCGTTAAACGTTGCCGCACCAGAGCTGCCAGTCGTTGTCAGCGTGATTGGAGCTTGATAGTCCGTTCCTGCGGTGGCCGCGCTAACTGCCGTGCCGTTGCCCTTGAGAACCCCGGTGATGCTTGTGCCAACCGAAATTGCAGGAGTTGTTGTCGCGTTAGATACGGTGCCTTGAAATCCGTTGGCCGAGGCAACTGAGACGGTTGTAACCGTGCCGCTGCCGCCACCACCACCCGCGCCTGAAGTTGCCCTAAGTGCCATTACAGTCCCTCGCCAGCAGTAACCTCGAATGCTCCAACAGCATCTGCTTTGAACCAAGCATTTGGAGGAATTCCACCAATAACCTCAACCGAGCTGGGCAAAAATCCAAGCGTTGACGCTGATGGATTGCCGGCTGTCGGAGCTGTCACGGTGATGGTTGGAGTCGGATTGCCTGGCGCAGCAGGAAGCCAACTTAAATATTGCACTGACGCGGTAGTGTTTCGCACGCGATAGCTTGTAGGGTTGTCGTTGTTCTTGGAAGAAACCTGCACAACAGACGTTCCGACAAGGTAAGTCGGGCCAAACGGCGTAAAAGGTGAATTATACATTGCCCCGCTCTTCCTTTGCTTTTAGCTTACTGCGCAATTTTTCTGAGATCAAAGAGAAAAGCCGACCCTTGTGAGATCGGCTTTCTTTCTCATTTGCCCAACTTACGACAAGAACGTCAGATCGTAACCGTACACAAACACGTCAACAGTAGCAGCGTAAGACGCCGCCGTGCCAACGTTAAAGTACAGGTTCTGAGTCGTCTGCGCTGCCGTAGACGCTACAGTTCGCTGCGACACAACCGAAGAGCTGGTCAATGCGCTCAGGCTGGCATTCGACACAATTGCGGTGCCGCTTGCGCCAGGCGCTGGAAACACGCCGGCCAAAGGGACCGTAGCCGTCGACAGGTTGGTCGAAGCATTGGTCACGATAACGTTTGAAACGCTATAGCTGGTCGAGTTGATGATCGGCAGAACGGTGTCACCCGTTGCTGCTAGGTTGACCGATTGAAAGGATGCCAACAAACGCAGAGCCTGGTTGCTGCTCAGGTTCTGTGGATGATTGGCAACGGTACTTGCGGGGCCTGGATTCGCCATGATTTATTCCTTAAATCTTTGTTGATTAAGCAGCGACTCGGCAACCCAGCTCTGGGTAGAGCATCGCCCAACCGTAGAGCACGTCAAGTCGACATGGGACAGAATCGTTATTGATTGTATATTGACGGACCACACGAATCGAAAGGCCCAGGTCCTTATCCGATGCACGTCCAGCAAATACGACCCCGGCTGGCAGCTCGAGATCGGCGCAAGCCAATGTCTCGCAGTTGCGGTGCAGGATAATATTTTGCGGGGAAACCGTACCAGTGTTGTTGAACGGGGTAACAACAGCCGTGCTGCTGGTAGCCGAAACAGACACGTTCTGGAATTGGCCAGCGGTGATGATTGCAGGAGAAACCGTAACCGATGCCGAGCCACCCGAGCTGATGGTAACGTCAGACGTCACAACAAAGTTACGCAGACGGTTCGTGCCGTAAGGCTGACGGTTCTGCGGGTTAACCGCGTAGACGTTAGCAATGGTGATCACGTCGCCCTGCTTGATCGGAGCCGCTGCGGAGGTTGCCGAGATGGTGATCGTCGATGACGATGCCCAACCAGACGTCAGCGAGCCGGTGAAGGTAGCTGTGTTGGTTGCCAGCGTTGCAGAAGCGTAGGAGCCAAAAGTCTGGCTAACCACGTTCTGATCCATCTTCCAACGCATACCGGCGCTGTCAGTGCCCATCATGCCCTTTTCGTACTGCTCGCTGATCTTTGCCGAAGGCATAAACAAGCCCTTGAGCGAATCAACAATGGTGGCCGAGGTGAAAGGCTCGACGATACAAGCACGGCGTCCGTCGCGTGGCGCACCTTCTGAGTCCAGATAAGCCTGGCCGGTCAGGTAGGTCAGCAACGAAGTAGGTGGAACGCCAGCAGTACCAACGATGTTGGCAATGTTGTTCTTAGCAAGCACCAGACCGTCACGGTCGATCTTGTTGGCGATAGCAGCAACGCCAGGCTTGATCACGCGATCCGAGAACATATCCAGCGAAAGAGCCAAATCAGCGGTGCTGAACTGGGTATCAACGTGGAATTGGGTGTTGAGCGTTACAGGAATGCTGGTCTCGTTGAAATCTTCAACGGACAGGTTGGGTCCCGTGGTTCCGATAAAGCGTGCTGGCTTACGGACGTTAACGGTTGAACCAATCTTTGCACCCGAAACGGCGAATTGATCGTCATATTCGCGGTTAACTTCGGAGGTGAACGTAAGTTCGTTCTCCAAAACCATCAGAGCTTCATTTGTGATCTTACTAATCGTAAGTAAGGTATTTGCCATTTTATTTCCTTCGCGTCATAGACGCATTAAATCTGTTTACCTAATCTTGCCGGCTTGTCTTGCCGCTTTCCATGCTGCGTATGTCCCATGAAATTCACCTTTTGAATTCACAAGATTGTCAGCGGTTGCGTTGCTTGACTTGATAGGGTTGATCGGGGCTGGTGCCTTGCTTTTTACCACAGATCTATCAGGTTTGCTAGTTTCAGATTTCTCAAACTTCGCTTCCAACTTGCCAATGGCTCTCAACGCTTGAGCCGGCGTCAAATCATTAAAGGATCTGGCCTGATCTTGATTTGATGCAAGGTGATACAGGATTTGAGGTCCTACGTCTGACTCTAATATCGCGTCCCGAATGTGATTCGGAACAACAACATCGCTTGACGACACCATCTCATCAAAATCGTTAATCTCAGCCTTTGCCGCTTCGAGCCGCTTAGTCCAAGTCTGCACGACTTTCGCCTGTTGCTCTTGCGCTCGCCTTTCTGAATCTTGCCGATCTCGCTCTTTTAGTGCCCTTTCAGCGCTATATTCAGCCAATGCTTCTGCATATTCAAAAGCATCAATAAATTGATCCGGCGTGGGCTTGGCATCAGCAACCGGAGCCTGTCTAGGCGCCTGTCCTTGCTCCAAAGCCGCTAGCCGTGCTTCCAGCGCTTCCCTAGCATCACGTTCACGCTGGGCGTCTGCCCTAGCTTGTTCGCGCTGCTTTGTCAGCTCCGAAAACCGCGCCTTTAGCTTGCTTGGTTTACCTTCGTTTTCTGTGGCTGGTGCTTCATCTTCTGCTTCTGGCTCATTCTCAACCTCAGATTCGATTGGCTCTGCTTCTTCAGCAGCCTCAACCTCACCTTCGGGAGCTAAGTTCAGTTTTTGTGCAAAAAATTCGGCCTGATTCTCTGATGTTACGACCGTAGTCGATTCGCGCTGTTCTGACATGGTTACCCACGGATTTTCCCGGTGAAACGCGCCGGTACGATTTCGCTTATATAACCCGTTTTTTGATTGGTGTCAAAGACTATTGCATGAACGGGTTTTGTCCTTGGTCAACGTCCTGCACGGCATAGGTCGCTGCCATCATTTGCTCAGCATTACGTCGCTCAATTTCTTGAGCCAATACGTCGATGGGCATATTGTGAATTAGCAGGTTCACCAGAGCATCAATCTCAGTCTTGTTCTGGCTGGTAATCGACCGAGTGTTCTGATCATTGACCCGCACCTCGGCCATTGTCTCAGTGTTATGCGCTCGAGCGGTGACGTCCATGAGCTTGCGTTTGTTAGCGCCTTCTTCCTTAATCTGCGCCACTTGACCACGATTGTTGATCTCGAGCTGCATCGCTTGCATCTGTTGTTGCATTTGCTGCATTTGCTGGTTTGCTTGTGCGAGCTGCATCTGGACCTGTGGCGGTACGTCTGATTTCTCATCAATCTGGGCCAACGGATTCACCGCCGCCAGCCGGTCAGCAATGATCTCTGCACCCGGGAAGTCCATCTGTCGGAATACCAGATCACCAGCAGCCTGGAACAGCTCTGGGCTTGCGCCGATGAGCGGCATCATTGCATCTACCGCTTGGATGCGTCGCGATGCGTAGCCAGGACCCGTGTCCATGCTTACGTCATACTCGCCAACGGTTACGTCGTTCAAGACCCTCCCAACTTGGGAGACTTCATTGATAGTGATCAAGTCTGGCTTGCCATCAACGCCGATAATCCGCATAACGCGCTCGGAATCGTAGATTTTCGGCACCAGATCAAGAATGATCCGACCAGTTTGAGCGATGGATTTAGTCAAATTATCGTAGTAGTGATAATTCGTCATATCCATTTGCTGCTGCTGGCCATTGAGCGCCTTGCCGCTGATGTTGCCAGTCGGCAATTGGCTTGGATCGAAGACGCCTACGACCTGTTGCAAGTCGATGCTGACCGACTCTGCCGCTGCCATAATCCCAGCAGGAGGTGGCTCGGGTTGCAGACGGGTCGGGACCGGCGCCATCCGACCCTCAATGTCGGTCTGCTTGTATCGCAGCACCGGCGCAGCCTTGATATTTGCTGCCGCCCACTCAGTCTCGTGGCCCTCATCCTGACCCTCGGCCAGCAGCCATTTGGCTTTTGGCGCCAGCGCAATCGCCTCGGTCATCGAGGTCTGCCAGAAGTTGTACATTTTCTGCGGGTCCTTAGCGTAGCGCACCAACCCGTACTTGATTGACTTGCTATCAATGACGATCCGACCACCGTAGACCGGCACGACAGGAATGTACTTGCCTGGCCAGTCCCGCTCCTCGAGGATTTCCATCGCGGTGAGCTTGCACCACTTGACGACTTTCTTGTAGCTATCCCGCTCGCCAACAATCTCAAGACCATTCGCAGCCATAAACTCTTTGCTCGGGAGCTGGTCTTTATATAGGCGTGATTTGTCGTTCAGCAGGTAGAGCTTTGCCGGCGTGCGCTCGACATAAAAGTATTCGGCAATCCGAATGTCTTCTTTCGTAACCCACTCAGGGTTGCTATCGCCGCCGCCTCGAGCACTGAAGTTCCCGCCATCGTAGGCATCTGGGTACAGATCTCGAAACTTATCCTTGCTCATGATCGTCGTGATCAAGCATTTCTCTTGGTCCGAGCCGTCCAGCGCCGTGCTGTTGGGATCAAAGTAGACCGAAAACGGGTTCTCAATTGGCTCGATGTAGATTTCTTGGTCAAACGAGTCAGGAGACGTGTAATCGGTGACGATGCGCCAGTAGCCCCAACCCATGCGCACAGCGGATTCAAACGCCTTGTCATAGGCGCTGTCGGCGTCGCTGTTGATCTCAATATGTCGGCAGATACCTTCAACTACCTGCGCCGTTTCTT